TGCGACGAGCCGAAGCGCGTTGTCGTACCGATAGGCCGGAACTGCGCGCCCTGCACTGCTTGCTTCGTGGCAGCGTTGATGCTGGCAGCAGCCGCCTCGGCTGCCGCACGATCTTCGGCTGACTGGAACAAGCCCGCAGCGGTAGTCAAACCACCTGAGAGAAGGGAGCTGGGTATTTTTGTGCCAGCACCTGCACCAGCACCAGCACCTGCTGCCGCGTTAACCGCGCTTGACACCGCGCTGCCTGCGCCCGTGCTTATGCCCGTATTCAGCGCGCCCGTGCCTAAGTTCGCGCCCAAAGTGCCGCCTACGCCGCCAACTGTAGCCGCAGTACCGGGGCCAGTGCCCAGCAACGCTGTGCCCAACTCAGAGCCAGTCAAAATGCCTGTGCCAGTCAGCGCGCCTGTGCTTGTTGTGCCAAGCAGCCCTGTGCCGAGCGTCGAGCCAGTTAAGACGCCTGTGCCTGTTAAGCCAGCTAGGCCAGCAGCGCCTGTACCCAGCAACCCTGTGCCAAGCGTAGAGCCAGTCAAGACACCAGTGCCTGTCAGACCTGCGCCTGCGTTAATGCCAAGCCCGCTTGCGCCAGCCGCATTGATGCCAAGTCCGCTTGCACCTGCGGTTATGCCAGTACCCAAGCCAGTTCCTGCGCCCGCAGTACCTGCACCGCTAAGCAGCCCGCCAGCACCAAGTTCAGCAGCACCCGCAGCACCCGCGCCAGCGCCGCCAGCAGCACCTGCACCCGCAAGCAACTCAGGCCCATAGATTCCGGCGGCAAGCAAAGCTGCCGCTGTTAAAGGTGCGCGGTACTTGGAAACCCATTCACTAGATTGGTTGGACGCCGTCAGGATGGGTACCCCAGCTTCGTTGAACGCTAGGTTAAAGTCAAGATCATGGTTGTAGGCATTACCAAAACCAACCAATGGCTCTCCTGTCTTAGTGTTGACAGTCACACCATCTTGTTGCCTTAGGTCGTATAACGAACCAACACCTTTTTCGGCCAACCGAAATGCGCCGTCCCAAGCCGCCGAATCAGGCGACGCAAGATTACCCGCGCCCCAATAATCCGCCGTACCCGCCTTCTTTTGACCGTCAATATCAGATTTGATTTTGATAATGTTCGCGGCAAAAGTTGGGCTTAAATCCCCGTAAAGCTCTTGTATTCTTTCGTTGGTAACATTGCCAGCCCTAAGTGAATCGGCGTATGCCCCGTAGGCTTGATCCCATGAATATGCCATATCAGACCTTCACTTTCAGTGCGTTGGATGTATAGGCGACTACATCCAACTCGGCTGCGTAGTTTGCGTCGCCAGACTTCAGAGCCTCAATAAACTTACCGTAATCCCACATAATTTCTCTCCTTAAAAGGGTGCGTCAGGCCACTGCGTGTCCCAAGGAAAACCTGCTCATGTGGATTGCACCCACGAACATGAAAACTCGTCAAGTACCCATCCATCCCCTGCGGGTTGTGGCGGGATAAACGCGTCGCGGTCGGCGTCATATGTGAAGCCGACAGAGGCAAAATTCTTACGCAACGCTTTGGTCTGATCTGCGTCTGGTACAGCCGTGTTAGGGGTGTAGTAGACGCCGCCATGCGTGTTGTAGCTGGTCTGAACCCACGACTCTACAGAACCCCAAAGCCCCGTATCCAAAGTCGCTTGGTCAATCACCAGCACTTGCGTGACAAGCCCGTCTTCGTTGATTTGTGCAAAGTGTGCCATGTTGCCTCAAGAAACAGTGAACGTGCCTGAAGAAGTGAACGTGTGGTAGTAGTACCCGCCAGCCGTAGTGACGGTGCCACCTGACGCTTTTTGCACTCCGCTCAAGTATCGAATAATCACAATGCCAGAACCACCGCTACCTGCGACGTTGCCTGAGAATTCAGAGTTACCGCCACCACCACCGCCTCTGTTTGCCGTTCCGTTTGTTTGTAAATCAACAAAACCAGACCCTTTGGACCTGCCGCCGTTACCACCGCCACCTGTGCCGCCAGTGCTGATTGTTGGTGTAAATGAACTGCCAGAGGCTGCATTCGCGCCACCACCGCCACCACCGCCGTATGTGACGCCGTCAAGCCAAGCAAGACCGTTACCGCCGTTGCCGCCGTTGACGCTGGAACCTCCAGCACTGCCCGCCGATCCTACGGCATTCTTACCGCCACCACCGCCGCCACCACTGTGGTCTGCGCCGCCAGCAGTGTAGGCATTACCGCCGTTGCTGCCCTGCCCCGCCGTACCCAATGTGCCTGTGGGACTGCTAAAAGAGCCACCAGCCCCAGAACCGCCTGTCCCAGAACTGGCCCCGCCAAGCACCGAATTAGATAAATTTGCCCCTGATATGGAGCTGTTGCTTCCATTGGAGTTGTAATCGCCGCCCGCGCCGATAGAGATTGTGTTGGCCCCCGTTAGAGCAGCCGTAGCCGATTTGTACCCGCCCGCGCCACCACCACCACCACCGCCCGCCGTAGCGCCGAACACAAGATTGCCCCCGGCCCCGCCAGCTACAAGCAGGTACTCGACATTCAGCAGGAGACTGCCTGACAAAAAGCCAAAGCCGCGAGCCGATGCAGCGCCGAACGTGGAAGCTAAAGGCATTCTTACTCCTACTTAAACTGCGTCAAAGAAGCCAGCACCGTGAAAGTGGCCGAGGCAGTCTTGATAATTGTGTAAGCGTACGCGTCCACGCTGGACACGTTACCAGAGGAAGGGGCCGAGCCGCCTTGCCATTTTGGGGTCACGGAGGTGCCGTCCACCTGCACGGCGCTGTTGTAGTACGCCGTAGTGCCTTGCGTCACAAGAAAAGCCACGGTCATGGATTGGCCCACACTCATGATTGTGTTGAGGCTTGTACCGCTAGAGGCGCGCAAGTTCACGGTCCAGTTTGCGGATGCGTTGGAAGTGTAGAACAGCACCGACTGGCTAGTGATGTCGTAGTTGATCGTGCCTGTAGCTGCGGTGGCCGAGACCGTAGCCACTTCTGCTGCGTCGTTGAGCACCAACGCCAGAGTGCTAGATGAGCCGCTAAAGGTCTTTGTCCCTGTGATGGTCTGCGCGGCGCTAAGATTGACCGCAGCATCTGAATCTTGCTTGGTCGAGATAGCCGTGGCAATGTCAACAAATTCCGTGTTGATTTCAGTGCCTTTAACAATCTTCAGTGGATCGCCAGACGGCAGCGCGTCTTTGGTGGCAAAGTTTGTGCTGGGCGTGTAATTACTCATGACATTTTCCCGTCTTTGGACTGAATTTCAATCCGTTGAATCGACAGCGGCGCGCCGCTGATGTTGGACTCGTAGCCCGTTTGCACAATTTTACCGCTGCCGCTTGCGTTGACAGACAAAGTTTGCAAGGCCACGCCATCAGAATACTGAGCAACGCCATATTCGCCGATGTTGTATTCGGAGACGCCTTGAAGTGGAATCAGCGCGTTGGCAGACAGGTAATTGCTGCTGAAGTCAAAACCCCACTTGAGCGTGAGAAACTGATTTGTGCCGCCGATCACCACCACCTTCAATCGTTTGAGCAGCGACGTGACATTGGCGTTGCCAAGATCAGCATGGTTGGTAAAGTACTGCATTCGGTAGGCCGATGCGTGGTCTTGGTAAGTGCTGTACTTTCCAATGTAGCCGTTCTTGCCAATTAACAGATCGCCGTTGCGTTTTGACAGCAATGCTGTTGGCTCAATTGAGTTCCAGGTAGTGACGCGAAACGATCCATCTTGCAACTGCACGCGGGTGTCAAAACAGTACACTTCCTTGACCGAAGGCAGCGTCAACAGGTAGAACGCCTCAGACTCGGAATAGACTGTCTTGATGTTGGCCAACGTCTCGCCAGCCACGATACCCATAAAGTCGCTGCGGATGTTCTTGGACAGATCGCCCAGGGGCGCTGACTTTTCAATGATCGTGCGGGCGAACGACCGAACGCCCGAGTTGGACAAAAACAAAACGTCCTTGCCTGTGCTTTGAATGGAGTCACGGGCAATGCAGCCAATGCCCCCCACTGTGTCTTGCAGCGATATTGTGGCCGGGGTGGTTGCGCCCGCATAAACCAGAATCTGACGCTGGCCAAAGATAATCAGAAAGTTGTTGTGCGCGGCCAAACCAGTGATGTTGTCTGCGCCGTTTGGCCATACTTGGTTGATGTTCAGTGTGCCGGATGTGCCTGTGCTCCAAACGTAACCAACCAACAAGTCAGAAAACGAGACTGTTACATTGTCCGTGGCGGTGTCTGCTACCCACAACCGACCAAAAGCCGAAAGCACGATGTTGCCCGCAGGCACGGTGCCGACATAGCCTGTCTTCTCGCTGACGCGGCGGTAGGTCGTTGTGCTGACCGCAGGATCAAAAATTAGCGGATCGTGGCCAACCTGAAAGAAATAGGTGATGCCGTTAAGCGAAGCCACCGACCAGTTACTGGCCGTGATCGTCGGCGCAGTACCCCCGCCCCCGTAGGTCAGCTCGACCACCGCGTTGGAGCCGTCTAATTTAAACAGCTTGTTGTTGCCCGCAAACAAGACCGTCAGTGTACCGTCAGATTGCACCAGCTCGTGAATGACGCCCACGTTGTTGGCCCCAAGAGCGCCAGACGAAGAGTTGACCCGCGCCCAACCTTTTCGAGCGCCAATGCGTCCGTACTGGTCGATGATGCAGTTCGTCGCAACCAAAGCAAAGCCAGCCGCCAAATCTAGCGGAGAGTCTTGCGTGTTCAGGCCAAAAAAGCCTGGCGCTGAGATGCTGGCGGTCTGAAGGGTTTGGCTCATATGGCGACAAACTCTTGGCTTTCTGGGTAGCGGGTGCTCTCCAGCGCAATGTAATCGGCCAGCATTGCCTTGTAAAGCTGGTACGCCTCGGAGCTGTTTAGGCCACCGTCTTCGCCGCGCTCAACTAAGGCACGGGCGTAGGCGCTTTGCACAACCAGCACGTCAGGCACCATCACCAACGTGTTATCCGCAGACAGTGTGGCTTGGGGTACGGTCAACGAAAACGGGAGGACGTAGACGTTATCTGGGCGTGCGTACAGCACTACCTTGGTGTCGCCATTGCCGTCCACGCCGTCAAAGCTGTAGTACTCGGGGATGCCGCTGATTGCGGGCACCAAGTTCTGGAAGCGGTTCATCTGCACAAAGCTGATGTTTTGCAAGCCCACGTTTGCCGTGGTGTTGAGCGCGTCCATCACTTGAAATTTCTGGCCAGCACCCGTCATTGAATAGATGTAGGTGCCCGGCGTCGTGGTGATGGTGACCGTCTGGCCCAGCACGTTCCAGCCATAGGCGTCTTCAATCTGGCGCTTGGCGTCGTTGACAAACTTGCCAATCAAAGTCGAGTATGTGGTTTCCGTGCTGGTAGAGACTTGCGTTTCACGCAGCCGGATCAGCACATCATTGATGAGTTGAAGATAGGTCATTTCTTGTTCCTGGCTGAGATCGCCTTGGCTTTCGCTTTAGCGTCCTCTTTGGATGATGCACCCCAAGCCTTTAGAGACAAGAGCAGCCGGGTGGGCTTACCATCTTTCATCTCAGGCCCAGGCATATTGCCCATGCGTGCTAAGAAGGAGGCCCGTCTAGGGTTGTCGCCCGACTTCACGGGGGCTTTGAGATCGCCTCCGGTTGACGCATTATAAGACGCCCGACCCTTGGCATTCAAGCCCCCGGTCTTGGATTGTCCTTCTTTGCGCTGCCAGGCTGGGGTTTTCATTTTTTGGGCTTCTTGGCTGTCTTGGCCGCCTTCTTGAAGTCGGCAGCGGTAGGCGCAGCCTTGGAGCCGACTTTGTTCATCTTCTCGCCAGAACCCGCTTTGATGCGGGCTTGCTTGGCGTTAATGTTGGCGTAGAGACCGGGCTTCATTTTTTCTTCGCCTTTCCAGCTTGCGACAGGGCGATGGCCACTGCCTGTTTCTTGGATTTGACAATAGGGCCGCCCTTGCCGGAGTTCAGCTCACCAGCCTTGAACTCGCGCATGACCTTGCTGATCTTCTTTTCGGCTTTGGTTTTCATACCAACTCCGTCACAGAAAATGTTGATGCAGCCACCGTAGCATCTTTAATAACCGCGATCTTTTGGCCTGGGCTGACGCGGATAATCTCAGAAAAGTTGTTAGGCATCATCGGTGATGTTGTCAAGTTTGCAGTTGGGTTTGTGCCAATTGCGAAATGGCAATGCCCCGACGAACAAGACACGCGAATCATCGTGGTATTTGCGCCGAACGCCGTTGATTGAACGCTGGAGTTGGTGACAGTAAAAATTTGTGTGGTGCCCAAGCTCGGGACGCCGAGTGGTACATTGTTTGGGTCAAGTTGAAAGGTAGACATTATTTGCCTTTCTTCGCCATTTTGTTGGTCATGGTGCGCTGGCCACGTTTTGGCATTGGCTTTGGTTTGCCCACGGCGATCATCACCGTTACAGGTGTGACTTTTTTCTTGGATTCAGACATTTTGGGGGCTTTGCCGTACATGATGTGCTCCTTAGATTATTACGTCCACTATCTTACGAGGCCGACCCATGCGCTTTACGGGCACTGGAGCCGTCATCGGTAATTCTTTGCTGGCCTCTTGGACCGGCACTTGTTCGCCTTGCTCATCAACCAGAACGTAGCCGCCGTGGCCGCGCATCGAGTCAATGTCGTGTTGCAAAGTGAACGTCACCGTATTACCACTTGCTAAACAACGAAATGTAGCCATGATTTTCTTTCTGTAGAAAGGGGGCGCGAAGCCCCCTTACTAATTAGACCACGCGGCCAATGACCAACTTGACAGTCGTGGAAGCCAAATTAACAGCCGCGCCAGTTGTGTTGGTTGTGGCGATAGTCACGGTGCCTGCGGCGGACACGTAGGCGCGGCGAACAACGCCTGCCTCGCTTACGCCAGCCGACATGCCGATCACCATGTCACCCAAGGCGACGCCAGGGATAGCAACGGTGTCAGTAGCCGCAGCTTGGTCTGCAATCTCAGCAGTGTCCAAAGTGCAGGTAACAGCCCAAGTATCCGAAAAGATACCTCGGAATTGGTCATTTCCCCGACGGGAAACGATTGCGGATGCAGCAGCCATTTGAATCTCCTAGAAAAAGATGCCCCCGGCTTGTGACCGGGGGCTATTCATTAGGCTGGAACAGCCAAAGCGTAAGCGCCGGATGCGTTAGCAGCCGATGCAGACGCCGCAGTGCGCAGAGCCTTCACGCCGTACAGAGTGTCAGCAGTGAACAGGGTACCGAGGTATTCCTGCTTGTACTGAGTCTGCGAACGGATGCCGATCTGCTCAACCAACACCATCGAGTCCTTGTGACCCATCAAGCAGATACGGTCAGTGGTGCTGTTACCAGCGCCAGTGTCGGCGTTGGACGAAGCGAACACAGCCATACCGTACAACTGACCGATTTCACCGTTGCGGATAGCGTCGCCGTTGCCGATGAACGCTTGCTCGGTGTAACGGGCCAGACCCATCAGGGTGTTGCGGCTCGAAGGAGGGATCAGGAAGAAACGGCCGTCCATAGGAACGTCGTTGTCGTCCAGGCGCTGGATGGTGCGGCGAATAGCAGCATCAGTCAAAGCAGCAGCGTTGGAGCTGGAGCTGTTGTAGGCAGTGGTGCCATCCGAACCAACGTAAGCCTTTGTGGAGCTGGCGCTGGTTGCGTAGTCATCAGTACCGATAGTAGCGCCGTTGAAGGCGCGGCCCAACTGAACCAAGTCAGTGTCGAGGCGGCGGGCCAAGGCATAGCCAGCGTCTTCTGTGTAGAAAGAACGCAGCGATGTCAGGGCTTGCACTTCAACGATGTCTTCGATCAAGCGGCTGTATTCAAAGTGCTTGTTGATGAGCACCTGAATCTGGGTGTCGCTCTCTGCAATCAGAGTCACGGCATCAGTAGCGGCTTTGGCCGAGGCGTTGCCACGGGCTGGGCTAGGGATGTTGACGGTATCACCCTTCTTGCCTTTGAAAGACATCTTCTTGACCAGGTTGGCCAAGACGAGGTTTTTCTTGTAAGAAGC